TGGAGTACGCCCACAGTCGGGGCCGCATACTGCTTTGCCAGAAGTAATAAAAGGTGGCATGATTGGATAATGAATCACAAACTGTTTGGACCATTTCTCCGTAACTGGTCTGAAAAGCGTGTATTCCCTACTTATGGTAAATGGGCTATGGTTATCACAATGGATCTTAGCTTAATAATACTTTGGTTCACTACAGGCAATTGGAAACTGGTTGCTGGAGTTGGCCTAGGTATGTTATTATGTGCTGTATGGGCATTAAGATATCCCAGTACACCAGAAGAATATCAGCGCCGCAAGGATGCTGGAGAAAAAATAGGATGGTTTAAATGATAGAAAGATTAGAAGGTTATGTAGAAAAAGGCTGGGGGCATGAGTTCATCTTTGCTACCAACGACAAATATTGTGGAAAACTTTTAAAGTTTAACGAAGGCTCTAAATTTTCAATGCACTTTCATTCCGTTAAAGATGAAACTTGGTTAGTACTGAGTGGAAAATTTCTAGTACGATGGATTGACACAGTTACAGCCAATGAACATGAAGATCCGTTGAATCCCGGTGATGTTTGGCATAACGAACCATTAAAGCCCCATCAAGTTATTTGCCTAGAAGAAGGCACGATCGTCGAAGTCAGTACTCCGGATTCTGTCGGTGACAACTATCGAGTCGCTAAGGGCGACAGTCAACAAGCCTCGCTATAGTTCAATGGATAGAATAGGGGTTTCCTAAACCTTTGATCCAGGTTCGATTCCTGGTGGCGGGACCAAATTTGGCCAAATCCTCTGTAGCATAGCTATACGATTTGGCTTTCTTTTTGGTTGACAAACGGTAAAACCACTGTTATAATAGTAACATGACATACAAAATAAAAGAACAATCATTCGATACTCTAGCATTGGCTATGAGTTATGCGAAAAACGTAAACGAATTCGTTACCATAACAGGCCCAAATGACTTCGAAGTCTGCGGCATGTTTGGTGTTGATAGTGTTCGTGACGGAAAGACTCCCGACGGAGTTCCGTACACATGGAACAAGGCATCACGCATTGGACGAGTAAAGAAAGAACGAATATGATGAAAGATTTTTACTATGAGCAAACTAGGCTCTCCGTCACTGAAGATTGGAGTGACGATATTAGTGTGTCAATGCTAGCTGACAAATTTAATGTACCCCGGGTAAGCTATAGAACTTACTACGCCAAAGATAATCTAACTCGCAGAATTTTTATCTTCCGTGGTAACTGTACACAATTTGAAATGGAAACATTGATAGGATTAGGCTTTGTGTTTGCCAATGACGGTGATACAGAAAATATCCCTGATCAACCCGTAAAGGAAGAAGAAAATGCCGTGGATTGAAAATGTAGCCGCAAGTGATATCCCAATTGGATTCCATCATGATGCTGGCCCAAACAGTATGCTGATTAGCATTGTGGATCCAGCCAGCTGGCGTCCCGAAGCCAAGCATCAATTCAAAGAGCGTCATAACTTTGAGTTCTTGGACATTGAAGAAAAAGACTTTGCGTTGGACGAAGCTATGCGTTGTAGTCATGAGCAGGCCGCAGAGCTTGTTCGTTTGCTACAACACGCACTGGACAATCGCATGAATGTCGTTGTTCATTGCTACGCTGGTATTTGTCGTTCGGGTGCGGTGTGTGAAGTTGGAGTCATGATGGGCTTTCAGGACACTGAGCGTTTCCGTAGTCCTAACTTGCTAGTCAAGCACCGTATGATGAAAGCATTAGGTTGGACCTACGATGAAAATGAAAAGCCTAATATTGATGATTGGCGCACATTTAGGAGTATTGATTAATGCCAAAGTGTTATCAACTGATCGGAGTACCGGGTAGTGGAAAATCTACCTGGTATGAAAATCAAGACTGGTTAGTCGAAGACAAAAAAGATCACAAGTATGTTTCCACCGATCAGCATGTCGAAGGATACGCTAAGGATCAAGGTAAGACCTACAGTGAAGTATTTGAAGAATATATGCCTACTGCTGTTAAACAAATGATGGTTAATGTTAACATGGCTTCGGCAATGCAGTTGGACATTGTTTGGGATCAAACTAGTACTACTGTTAAAAGTCGTGCTCGCAAATTTAATGCTTTACCGGACTACGAACATATTGCCGTTGTATTTTCTACGCCCGAGTTAGAAGAATTGAAACGTAGATTGGCTAATCGTCCGGGAAAAGAGATTCCTTGGGCAGTTGTAAAAGGCATGATTGATAACTTTGAAATGCCCACAGAGGATGAAGGCTTCAAAGAAATTTGGTACGTTTGATATGATAACAGATATGATCGATCGTGAGATCAAGGTAGATGATTGGGTTGTATTTTACAGCAATCTCTACCGTGTTAAGGCTTTGGGCAAGGCCCGTAACAACGGATCGGGCACAGTCCAAATTATGATTTGGAATGGTGGCGAGTCTGCTCGTCCTGTGAAGAAGCATAGTAAAGACATGGCTATCGTAGATAAGAATGCTGTGTTGATATGGCTGCTGAAAAAAGGTTGACCAATTGGTAAAATCATGTTATAATAAGTTTTAAAGAAAGGAGGCGAATATGCCAAGTGTATTTTTAGTTAGCGATACGCATTTTGGTCACATGGGCGTATGTCGCTTCATGCGTAATGACGGAGTGACAAAGTTACGTCCCTGGGACTCTGCTGAGGAAATGGACGAAGCTATGGTCAAGGCCTGGAACGAAACTGTTAAGCCTTCCGACAAAGTCTACCATTTGGGTGATGTTGTTATTAACCGCAAGGCGTTGCCCACGTTGGCTCGTTTAAACGGTGATAAGGTTTTGATCCGCGGTAACCACGATATCTTCCGTGATGACGAGTATAGGCAATACTTCCGTGAGTTGCGAGCGTATCATGTTATGAACGGAATGATCTTGAGTCATATTCCGTTGCATCCGGAGAGCTTGGGTCGATTTGGTGTTAACATCCACGGTCATACTCATGCAAATCGCGTGAAGAAGGCTCGTGGTGTCGATGCACGTACAGGAGAAATCTTATATAGTGATGAAAACGATGTGCGCTATCATTGTGTTTGCGTTGAGCAAACTGACTTTGCGCCTATCTTATTTGAAGACGTTATTCGACGTATCACAGAAGAAGGTGGTGAAGTTGGATTTAAAAATGGAAATGGACCTACAATGTAGCTCTTGACCTTTGCTATAGTTTCATGTATAATATATTGTGGCTGTAAGCAAATGGCAGAGCTCCCAAAGTTTCCGGACTGCGGGGACAGGAACTAGACATAGTCTCAGTCCTTGTAGGTTCAAATCCTACCAGCCACACCAGATTAAGTGTAAATAGATTTATGCCGGATTAGCACAGTGGTAGTGCAATCGCCTTGTAAGCGATAGGTCGTCTGTTCGAACCAGACATCCGGCACCAGATATCGGTCCTTGGTGAAATGGATATCATTTCGGTCTTCGAAACCGACGGTGGGAGTTCGATCCTCTCAGGACCGGCCATAATAAAAATTATATGAAACAGAAGTTTATAGATCTATACATGGATTGGGCCAAGCGTACAGCAGAGCTTAGTCATGCTCGTAGACTACAAGTAGGTGCTGTTATTGTCAAAGACGACAGCGTAATCAGTTACGGTTATAACGGCATGCCCGCAGGCTGGGATAATGATTGTGAAAATGTAGAATGGTGTAGCTCAGGCGGTTGGCTCAGTCCAGAAGAGATTGAAGAAGGCTGGCCATTCGAAGGAACATATACAGATGCAAATGGTAATCTAATTCAAGGCCGATATCGTCTTAAAACTAAACCTGAGGTATTACATGCGGAATCTAATGCGATTGCTAAATTGGCTAAATCTACGAACAGCGGTATGGGCGCTACTATGTTTATTACCCATGCTCCATGTATGGAGTGTGCCAAACTTATATACCAAAGTGGTATTAGCAGTGTTCTATATAGGAACGCTTACAGGGATACTAGTGGGGTTACGTTTCTCGAAAAATCAGGAGTAGCAGTAACACAATTAAGCACATAGTTAATAGGAAAAACTATTTCGATAATTAAGAATATACTCGGAATATATATGAATCTAGCTCAAAACTTTAATTGGAGCGAAGTGACACGTAACAGTCTGATAGACTTGTTATGCTTTCTTGAAGATAAAATAGTTAAGATCAACCTATCAAATGAAGAATTCCATAAAATCGTAACCGCCCATATTAGAAAATATCTTCCTTTACGTACAAAAAAAGGATACTACCCCGATAAGAAAATAGGGCCTCCGGCTATAGCAGGGTGTTATTACAGCGATTATGATCGATGTCGAGAAAAAAGCATCGAAATACTCATTCTATATAATCAAAAAAACACACACATACGTCATACTCATCAATCTTTCCTAAGATTCTGTACCATATTTGCTGACACAGTATTACATGAAATAATACATATGAGGCAGTACAGGAAACGGAAATTCAAATCTTTGCCAGACTATGCCAGTACAGCAAAGAAAACCAAACAGCGAGAAGAGCAACAGTATCTAGGTAACTCAGATGAAGTAGATGCCTATAGCTTTAACATCGCTTGCGAACTTAACGATAAGTTCGAAGGTCACAAATCCCAAATAATACAACATTTAAACAAAAATCAAAAAGGAACTAGGTGCCGAGCAGACTGTTGGCTCATGTATCTAAAAGCATTCAATCACGATCATAACCATAGGATCATCAAACGTGTCAAGAAGCGTGTGACTTACTATTTGAATCGTAGTCAGGTTGAAAAACCCTTCCAGAAAAAAGATTGGATAACCCATTGACATAGAGTATTGTATGTGCTATACTGTTAGTATAGGAGTTATACAATGACATTACATGAAGTTATGATAGCTGCCAAAAGCAGAGTATGCGGCGGTACTGAATACCAATGGCAGTGCTACGGATCTGATGCTAGGTACATAGACTTTTCTGACACAGACGGTACTGAATATTCCTCGGTCGTATTCGATACTAAAACTCAAACGGTATACGAATTAGCAGTTATCGTACCTGGATATGATCAAGCATTCGTATGGCGTAATCCAGATTTTGAAAACAGCTATCTATCCGAATGTCAAACAAGAAACATCGAACCAAATACTGCTTGGGATGACGTTATGTATGAAGTAGTTGATGAGAAAACTATACTAGAATATATCAAAGATGTCGGCGAAACTTATTACGATAATTTGCCGATTCCGGCAGAAAAAGTCTAATAATAGGTCCAAGAACCAACCTAATCAGGCTAAAATAAAATAATTAATATGTATATACTTAACCTGGTATTATAAAATCACAAAAGGAAAAAAATGAAAAACAAAGGTAAACTAAACATACCAAGTCGTCCGGCACCTAAGTCCGCACCTGTAACACAGTTCACTCCCAATGGACAGCCAGCAGGACAGTTCAATCCTAGCGGACAACCAATGATGCCACAAGGTCAGAGACCCAGTGTTATGATCGCTGTTCCGGCCATGGAAATGGTTAACGCCGAGTTCGCACAACACCTAGCAATGGCAGCAGCCAATATGGTAGCCAATGGCATCCGGATTAACTGTGCTTTTAATATCGGATCAGTTATTACAATCGCTCGACGCAATCTAGTTGATATCTTCTTGAAGAGCGATTTTGATTATATTTGGTGGTGCGACAGTGATATGAAATTCCCAGTCGATGCTCCACTTCGTTTGTTAGCACGTCAGAAAGACATCGTTGGTGTTAACTACCGTCGTCGTCGTTTCCCTAATGCTAACTTCACTGGCATGATGGGTCGTGCTGGAACATTCACTGAGTTCCAAACTACAGACAATAGTCCAGCTATGGAATTGATCGATGTATTACCACATGGGTGTGTTATGGTCAAACGTGAAGTCTACGAAAAGATTCCCCAGCCACACTACCTACAAGAGTATATTCCATCACTGAACTTAGAAATCGGTGAAGATATATTTTTCTGCCAACAGGCACAAAAAGCGGGTTACCAAGTATGGTGCGATCAAGAATTGAGCAGAGAAACAGCTCACATCGGGATCTTCCACTTTAACTATAACCTATCAGTTCAACAATAACCAAGGAACTAAAATGTTCGAAAGTATCGAAATACGTAAAGTGGA